GAGTACTGCCGGTCCACGCCCTTCGCGAACACGAGGTTGTTTTCGAGAACGTCGAGCGCCTCGTTCGTGATGTAGGCGTGGGTTAAGAGAGTGTTGGTCACGGTGAATCTCCGGGGGTAAGCGGTAGCGCGTTATCCCCTCACCGACCCCGACCCTGCTGCGCTTTAAGTCTGCGCTGCTGCGCGTTGTGCGCGCGCAGCTCTTTGAACGTCATCCGCGCCGGGTCTTTCTGCATCGGCTCAGCATTGTCGTTCGCTAGCGGTCGAATCGGTGCGGGGGCCTTCGAGACTTCCGTCTGCCCTCTCGGCTGCTCTGCCCTCGGCTTTTCGCCTGCCGGCTTTGCGAGCGTCGCTTCGAGCTTGCCCATTTCGGCAAGCGCCCGGATGGGCGAGAGACGGTTCAACCGTTCGACCACATCGGCGTTGCGCGCGAGATGCAGCGCAAGCTCGGGTCCGACGTCGCTCTCACGCATGAACTGCATGATCGGAATTCGGATCTGAACCTCGGCCTGCTCTACGAGCGCAGCGCCCTCGGGATCTTTCGCGGCAAACGCGGCGAAGCGCTTCTCGTGCGCGCTCTCGACGGCGGCGACCGCATCGGCCGCTACCTTCTCGGCGCTCACGCGCTCGCGCTCTTTCAGCTCGGCTTGTACGCCGAACTTGATCGCTGCGGCCGTGTACTCTTGAACGGTTGCGAAGTCCTCCGGCTGCGGCTCTTTGGGCTCGTCTGCCGGCGCGGGCGCTGTGGACTTCTTGAGCTGCGCGTTCTCCGCTTCCAGCTCGCCGACCCGCTTCTCCGCTGCGAGTTTTTCGAGGTACCAGCCTCGGCCAGTTTCCTCGGCCTCTTTCAGCTCTCGATGCTTCGCGTTGATCCGCTTGCGCGCGCGCTCCGGTAGATCGGCGTCAGCGTCAGCGGTCTCGGCCGGCTTCTCGTCCGGCTTCGGCTCCTCGGCTGGCGACGTCTCCGTCGCGGGCTTGGGCTGCTCTTGCTCCGGTGTCGGCGGCGGCGGCATCTCGGCCGTCGGTGCTGCCGGTTCCGTCGCCGGCTTCACGAACTCGGGCAGCTTGCCCTCTACGGCTAGCTGCGCCAGGTTCTCGCTCGTCGCTACTGTTCGCACCCGATGACTCCCCGCGCGTTGCGCGTGCCGCGAAGATTGCGCGCGCACGCCAGCGGTCGGGAATCATCGAAAAGTCGCGCTATCGGTTAATCGCGCGCTCAAAGAGAACCGCCGAGAGAGCCGTCGTGCCGTCGCCCGCCGTGCAGTTGGGGCGTATGTAGCGCGGGCTCTCTTGGATCATGTCGCCGCCCGCCGACGTCTTGGTAACGGCTGTGCCCTGCGGGTTCTTGAGGATCGTCCACGCGACGAGATCGTTCGAGCCCTCGAACTGCACCGAGCCGGCCACGCCGAAGGTGCCCGTCACCGTACCGTAGTGGTCGAGAAAGTTCGCGCCCTCGTACGGCACGCCCGTGTCTCCGTTCGCGAGCGCCCAGGTCACGACGCGCGAGTTGTTAAGCGGGTTCGGCGAAGTTTGAACGCTGTAGGCTTTGACTGCCATTGGCTAATGCCCCTTAGTGCGTTTTCTCGGCGCGATCCGCCGACTCAAGTAGATCTTTCGCGGCACGGCGGTTGTGCTCGGCCTCTTTGTCGGTATTCATGAGCTGGCCCGCCTCGTGAATCTCCGCGACCGCGACGGCGGTATGCCCGCGCTCCGCGACGTCGTGCCGCTTCGTCGCGTCGGTCTTGTTGAGCTTCTCGCGCTCGAAGTTGCGCCACATCTCTTCGATGCTCGTCTTGAACTTGATCTCTTGGTGCTGCTGCTGAATGAGCTGATCCGCTTGCTCTAGCTTCGCTTGCAGCCCCCGGATGATCGACTGCGCCTGCTCGGGCAGGCCCGCAAGCACTTTCTCCATACCCTCGGGCGACTGCCCCACCAGCCGGTCGGCGAGATCCTGAGCCCCGGCGAAGTCCATCGAGCGAATCACGAGATCGGGCGCGCTCTGCGCGATCAGCTTGCCGAGCTCGGTGCCGAGCAGCGCGATCATCGCTTCTTCGCCCTCTTCGCGCTTCGTCTGATACCCCGGCCCCGCGTCCATCACGACGTCGTAACGGCCGATGGTCACATCGTTCAGGACGCGTACGACGCCATCGACCGTCTGTTTGTCGTTGATCGTGACGACGCTCGGCGTGCCATCGACGCCGATGATCCGCTGCAAGCGCTTCCTGTCGTAGACCTTCGGCGCCCAACTGAGCAGGATGCGGCCAACATGCGCGATGGCCTGCGACTGGTTGTCGTAGAAGTGAAAGTGAGTAATGTCCTGCATCGCTTGCCGGCGCTGTAGGTACTTGTTGCCCGAGACGACGCGCGAGCCGTCCGCGCCCTCTTGCGGCATGCCGGCGACCGCCATGAGCATCCGTTCGGCTTGTAGCGCCGCCGCCTCTAGCCCCGACTCGACGGGCACCGGGGGCTGGCGCTCCGGTGGCGGCAGAGCCGTCACGCCGTCGGGGCCGGCTACCGGCTTGTAGGTGAGCTTCGAGTAGCTGCGCGTATTCGCGCTATCCCACTCGGCGTGATCTTCCGTCTGCCCCTCGGCGACTACCCACGGCGCTTTCGGTGCGAGCGCGTAGCGCTCGGTCTGCATCGTAGTCCAGTAGTTCATCATCAGCGCGGGGTCGCGGAAGTTGCGCACCATGCCGAAGCGCATCGCTTTGCCGTCGAGATCGACCACGTTGCCCTCGACGCACGAAACGGGAATCCACTCGACGGGCAGGATGCGCCGGTCTACGACCTTCGTGCCTTCGAGCCGGAACCACTGTACGGCGCGAACGGACGAGCGGCGCGTGATCTCGTTTCCGGCTTCGTCCTTCGCGATGTGGTAATTCGCCGCCTCGCGCGCCGCTTCGTTCGGCATCTCGCTCTCTAAGCGCGTCGAGCCGTCGGTCATCTGGTACAGCTTCTCGGGCTTCTCGAAAATCCGAAAGTACTCGGCGAGCCGAACCGTCTCTTTGTTATCCCACTCGATGTATTGAGGATCGGTGAACGCCGAGAACGTCTCGGGCTCGTCCTTGCGCGGATAGAGCCGTCGGTATTCTTCGCGGCGCATCGTCTCGGCGATCACGTACCAGCGCGCGTCGGAGCCGTCGGGCATCACCGAGGCGGGATCTCGATACACGTTGAGCGAGTTGCGCACGGCGCGGATGACGAGTTCCTGATCGAAGCTGCGCTCGTCCACGTACTCGGTCATTACGCGAATGTAGCCCCAACCGATATCGACGGCGCTCGTGCCTGCGGTGTCGTACGCGACGCCCGCGTTGCTCGCCGTCTCGATGTGCCGGATCAGGCCCTCAACGACCTCGGCGGTCGCGACGTTCGCGCCGCCCGAGACGGGGTGAACTTTAATTCGGGGCCGTTGCTGCCGCAGATTGTTCTCGACGCGCCGGCAGAGCGTGTCCGTCATGTTGATCGTGAGCGCGGGCCGCTTGTCGAGATCGCGCTCTCTGCGCGCATCGTCGGGCCACTGATCGCCGTAGCGGAACTTACGGTCATCTAGCCCCGACTCTCGGTTCTCGCTCTCGGCTTCGATAGCCATCGCGAGACGCGCGGCGCATTCCTTGAAAATTTCGTCGTCGGTCTGCGCTGGCTTTGAGTAATCGTCGTCGATCACGCGAGAGAATCTAGACGCGCGCCGCGCGAGCGACTAGACGAATAGACGATCAGGAAATCGAGCTATGCTGCGAGCGCGCGTAGCCGTGCGGCGACTTGCTGCATCACCGCGCGCTGCTCGTTGTGCACCGTCTCGACGCGGCTCGGCGAGTCCATCGCGCCGAAGCGCGAGCGCAGCGAGTTCTCTAGTGCCTCGACGCACGCGCGAAGCTCGTCTAGCACGCCCTGACTGAGCGCGCCGCGCGCTTCGCCCGTAGCCGGTGGCACCGAGGGGCGGCCGCGCTTACTCGTCGTCGTTGTGCTCGATTCCACAGACGTCAGCCTCCCGGCACAGAACGTGAATCTCGTTACCGATCAGAACTTGGGGGAACAGGTAGCCGTCGATCTCTAAACCGCCGAGCTGCACGCGGTCGCCGACTTTCACCTCGCAGGGCTGAAACGCCTTCGACTCCCACGACTTCGAGCGGTCTTTGTTGTACTGCCTCGGGTAGCAGCCGGGGCCGACCGCGATGACGATCCCTTGTAGCGGCTCGCGCTTCGAGCCCGCGAGCACGATGATCCGCGAGGGCTGCCAGTCGAGCGGCTTCACGACGATGTGATCGCGCAGCGGCCGAAGCCGCTCGTCGGCCGCGATCATTTCGGGCTTCTGCTTGATGCGCGCGCGATTGCCGCTCATGCGCCCGCCTCGTCGTTCTGCGCCGCCGCCGCGCCGAGTAGCTGATTCGCGCGCTTCAGGCCCGCGAGATCCGCTTCGAGCTTCTGAATGTAGTCCGCTGCCCCTCGGTAGTCGGCCGCGACGATCTTCAGCACGCGCGCGAGTTCGGGGTGCTGCCCGGTCTTGCCCGCCTCGTTCGCGAACTTCAGCGCCGCAGCGCGCAGCGCGCGCACGACGTCGCTGCGCTCGGGCCGCGCTCCGTTGATGATCGTTGCTCCGCTCATCGCTTCACCCCATCCAGCTCGTTGATTGCCGCAGCGGCGCGCGCGGCTGCTTTTTCTTCTCGACGCGCTCGGCGACGAGCGCCGGAAAGAGATCGGCGAGCGCCCAGATCACAGCATCGGCGCGATTCGGCGAGCCCATGCCCGTGTAGCCGAACGTCGAGAACGCGCACAGCTCGTCCTCTAGCTCGGCGAAGAGTCCGACGTGCCGCACCTTGCCCTGCTCGTAGAGCGCCGAGAACGGCTCCGCGCGCTGCGCCTTGCCGCGCGAGGCGACGACTTTGCGAAACGGCGTGTTCGGCCGCGCCGTCTGTATCGTCGCGCGCACCATGTCGCCGCCGAAGTTCGTCTCGCCGATCACGCAGTCGGCTTCGTGCCGCTCGAACGCGGAGCACGCGACGCGCCCCCACGTCGCGGGGCCAGCCTTCACGCTGCAATCTTCGAGCACGTAAGCGTTGCCGTCGGTGCCGAGCGCAGCGATGCATATCCCAATCTCATCGTTGTCGGCGTTGTCCTCGTCCCCTGATCCAGACGGGTCGACAGCCACCACAACGCGCACAAAGTCAGGCAGATCGCCATCCAGAACGCGAAAGCGATCCAGCCAGGTCTCATCGAATAGCGCGCTCGGCGTCGCATCGGCATATTCTCCGAACTCGAAGCGTCGGCGCATTCTAGCCGAAAGCCCCGAGAGCATGAGCATGTAGTCGCTACCTATATTTTCGCGATTGTCGCTCGGGTTCATCTTGAAGTACGCGAAATCGTCGGGCATCGCGAGCGGCTTGCGCGACTCGGGGTCTACCTTCTGGTGAAAGAGCCGGTAAGTCCAGTGCCCCTTCGATGGCGGGTTCTGATCGTAGTATGCGCGCAGCGTGAGCTCGCCCGCCTCTTTGCCGCCGATCATGCGCTCGCAGCGCTGCGCGAGGCGCGTCATCACCATCTCGCGCGTCTGCCACGAGATCTGCGAGCACTCGTTCAGGAAGATCGTCGCGTATTCCGAGCCGAGAATCTTCTCCGTGCGCTCGCGATCGTCGAGCCCGGTGAACCAGATCTGCGAGCCGTTCGCTAACTGCGCGAACCAGTCCTTCTTGTTGAGCGGCGCGCTCACGCCCGGGAACGCCTTCAGCACCTTCGGAAACGTGTCGTTGATGATCGACGCCGAGAGGTGGTTAAAGCGAAAGCGCGCGATCAAGTGCCGCGACTCGGGCGCGATGAGCGCGCGCGCGAGCATGTTGCGAACGTGCAGATACGTCTTGCCGCTGCGCCCGCCGCCTTCGAGCAGAAGGTGATGCGCCGGCCCCGTAAGCATCGCCTGCGCTTCGTCCTGCTTCGCGGTGAGCGTCATTCGAACGTATAGAGC